ATACAGCTCTTAATATTTTTGATGCTCTTATTAAAACAGATGCAAATGTAAAAGTTTCAATTGAGGGTATGTGTGCTTCGGCAGCCTCAATGATAATGCTTGCTGCAAATGAATGGGAAGTTTCGCCACATGCAACAGTTATGGTTCATGCTTGGAGTGACTGGATTGTTGGAAAATGGCAGGAAATTAAAGCAAAGTATCACTATTCGGAAATGAAGATACAGCCTCAATTTGAGGAAATTTATAAAGATTTCTTGACAGATGAAGAAATTAAAGCCTGTCTTGAAGGAAAAGATTTCTGGTTTGACGCCGAAGAAACAATAAAGAGACTTGAAAGATATACAAAAGAAGATCTTGAAAAGCAGGAAAAAGTTCAGGAAGTAACAAGCAAATATGAAAAGATTATAAATGCTGAAATTCAGAAAATTATAAATCCTGAAAAGAAGGTTCAGAAGAAAGAAAAGAAAGGAGGAAAGAAATAATGGCTGAAGAGAAAGAATTTAAAAGAATAGAAGCTACTGGAAAATATGTAGTTCTTAGATGTGAAAGGGTATGCGAAAAGCAGGTAGAAATTGTTTCCGCTGGCGGTATTATTCTCCCAGGTCAGGAAAACCAGCAGACTGGCAAAGAAGTTGCAAGAGGTGGAGCTGGAGAGAAAATAAAGGTTAATATGTTTATTGAATCTATTGGGCCTCTAGTAGAAAATGATAAATATGGATTTAAAGTAGGAGAACAGGTTATAGCTAATAATTACGATTTGCAATTTGTTGGTGAAAGAGATGATGTTTTCTATGCTTGTACACAAGCTGACTCAATAAAATGTGTTATTGAACCAAATGAATAATAAAAAAGCCACTCAAAAGAGTGGCTTTTATTTTTAGCAGTTATGATATCCGTCTACAATTTTTTGAGCGATTGTATCAGCCTTACCTTTAAGTGCTGAAATATGCTCGAAGTCTGAACAGAGCTTAGAATAAAGCTCAGCATCAAAATCATTTAAATCTTTACTTCCATTCTTTTTTTCGAATGCAAGAATTGTAGAAGAAATTGGTCTTGCAAGCTTAATAGCGGCTTCGGCATCAACCTTGTTCTTTTTAAGAACTGCAGAAACCATTGCTGCAACTTCTGGCATCTCTGCTGCTTTTACAGCTGGCTTTTCTTCTGTATTACAAGCAGGTTCTCCGCCAGTACAACCCTGGCCTTTAGTATCGCAGCTTGGCTCACTACCATTTCTAAGAGGAGAGCCAGATTTTTTTTCCTCTTCTGCGAGGACTTCCATTTCTTCTTTTAAAGTATCTAAAACTTCATTATAATTCATACTGTTCATAAACCACCATAGAAGAGGTGGCCTCCTTATTATTTAGCTTTAATAAGTTAATCTAAAGAAGAAAAAATAAGAAGGTGGAAGTAAGGGAGTATGATGAAATGTTAAACATTTTAAATTGGGCAACAAAGAATCCAGTAATTTTTACTATTATGTTTTTTGCAACTTTGATATTTTTAGGATTTGTCCTTATAGGTGCCTTTAAAATAATATTAAAAAAACAAATAGAAGTAACATCCAGAGGAATAAAAGTTTCAGATATAAAGGGAAATTTTTTAAATAATGGAAAAGTAAGTGTTAATGATATAAAGGATTGTGTAAAATTTATAGAAGAAAAACAAGCCGAACTTGTTGATGATATACACGGAATAAAAGATAGATTTTTTAGGCAATCAAAAGACTATGCTAAATCAAGAATTATAGCTTCAAAAAATAGTATTATCGAAATGTATAAAATTGCATATGCAAATGTATATTTCAAAGAAGAACCATCACATAAACTTTCAAAAGAGGAAGTTGTAGCAAGTATTGGAGAACTTTCGAAAGAAGAAATAGAACAAAGAAGAAAAAATTTTAATGGAATGGACAACTGTTCTTGCAAATTAAAGTGTAAGTCTGGTCTAACATATTTTGAGGCAATGATGACCCAAGACTTTAAGCCAGTATTTGAAAAAGTTTATGAAATAATAGAAAAAAATCATCTTATAAATAAAGGCGACCTTGAATTTGATGAAGAAATCAGAGCAAAAGCAATAGACCTTTCTACAACATTAAGAAATCAAGTAATGTCATATGAAGCACCAGTTGATTCAGAAATAGCCAAAATAGTAATGGATAGACAAATAGCGGATTTACAAGCAGCTATTACAGATGGCTTGAGAAACTCAAGAATACTTTCAAAGAAAAAAAGAGAAATAATTAAGAAGGTACAAGAGAATTACGAAAAAAGAAAGACAGAAAAATTAATGCAAATTTTTGATAAGATAGGAACCAACAATCTTGAAAATGTAATACAGGGTGTTGGAAATGATAAAAAAGATCACGAGGGCTATGACCAAGATATGTAATACCTGCGGACTTGAAAAGGATATAGCCCAATTTTATAAAGATTCAAATAATAAGGATGGCTATAAAAATAAATGCAAGTCTTGTATGTCGAAAAGAAAAACCAATAAAGTCTCAAAAATGGATAAGAATATAAGACAATGTCTTATATATTGTATAAAACATAATGGTCCATTTTCTTGGAGTAATATACTTGGTTATACAGCTGAAGAAATAAGAAAGCATTTGGAAGAAAGATTTACAGAAGAAATGACATTTGATAATTATGGTACGGTTTGGGGCATAACATTTTATATACCAAAAAGATGCTATAAATTTAATTCATTGGTTGATGATGAAGCCAGAAAATGTTGGAGCCTTAAAAACCTAAAGCCACACCTACTTTCTGAGCATTCATATAAAGTAAAAATAAGCAGAAAAGAAGTAGAAGAGCAAAATTTGTGGGATATACTTCCAGTTGGAAATCTTGCAGATTTCTTTATTGATTAATAATTAAAATACTTTCCAGTAAAAGATCTAGTAGCTTTTAAATCTATAAGCTTGTCAACTTCTCTACAAGCTCTTATTAAGGATTGATTTGAGTTTAGAGTCTCACAGATATTTTCAAGTCTAGATTGCTGTCTTGTAGAAAGATTTTCGTAAGCTGGTACGTGAAATTTTCCAAGATGCCAATAAACACCAAATGGTTCTTTAAAATTAGCAAATGGACAATACAAAGACAAGAAATATTTCTTCTCATTTGGAATATGATATTTATCCCAATCACCAAATTTTACATTGTCATTATGATACATTTCGTTGAATCTTCTTAGTGTTAAAGCTTTGATTTTTTTCTTGTCTATCATACGATTAACTTGATTTTTGTGTTTCAAAATGGTATAATTTTAGTAGGAAAAATAATATGGCAAAAAAAGTAAAAAAAGATGAAAAAAAAGAAATGGTAAATCATCCATCTCATTATGGTGGAGATACAACATATGAATGTATTAAAGTCTTGAAAGCTTGGATGTCTAAAGAAGAATACCAAGGATTTCTTAGAGGCAATGCAATAAAATATTTGTGCAGAACTGGCAAAAAAGATGCAGAAGTTCAAGAACTTAATAAAGCCAAGTGGTACTTGGAAAAACTTATAGAAGTAAAGAAAGAAGGAGAATAAATTGACTCACCTACACGTTCACTCAAACTATTCACGTTATGATGGCGTATCCACAGTGCAGGAACTTGTTGACCAGGCAGTAGCTCATGGTCATAAGTCTCTTGCTATAACCAATCATGGTCTCGATTCTATGGGAGACTTATTTCGTTTTCAGCAGTATGCACTTTCAAAAGGTGTAAAACCAATTCTTGGAAATGAATCTTATCTCGTAGAAGAGCTCGTTACTATGGATGGTAAGAAAAGAAAAAGAACAAAAAATACACACATCATTCTCCTCGCTTCAAATAAAGATGGTTGGAAAAATCTCTGTAGACTTTCATATATAGCAAACTCAGATGATGTTCATTTTTATTACAAACCGAGAATTACTCTTAACGAACTTTTTGAACATGCAAATGGGCTTGTAGTTGGAACAGCTTGTCTTGCCTCTATATTCTCTCAGTATGTTCTTAGTGGAAATGAGGCAAAAGCAGAGGAATATTTCAAAAAATTCTATGATAAGTTTGGTGAAAACTTCTATGCTGAAATTCAGTTAAATGAATTAAAAGATGAGCAAAAGAAATATAATGACTGGATTATTGCAACTGCGGCAAAGTATAACGTTCCAGTTGTAATAACTGGTGACGTTCATTATGCAACCCCAGAAGGTGCAGCAACTCAGCGCTTTATTTTTAATCTTAGAAAAGAAGACGATTCTGAGGGTGATGATACTTATAGATGTAAGTCATTATTCTATCAGGGAATTGAAGACTTTAAAGCTTTTAATAAGCAATGGGGTTATGGTTATACAGATGAGCAGATAGAACAATGGTGTGCAAATTCAGATAAGATTGCTGAAAAATGCAATTTTACAATTCCTCTTGGAACTGGTATGAAACTTCCAAGATATTCTTTCGATGAGGAAGAAGATTTTGTAAGACTTGCAAAAGAAGGACTTGCAAATCATTTTGGTTGTAAATATGAAGGATGCCCAAAAGAATACAAAGAAAGGCTCGAGCACGAACTTGAAATTCTTTTGAAAAAAGGTGCATACAGATATATGCTTACTGTAGCATCTTTCGTAAATCACGCTCGTGAAAAGAAATTTATGGTTGGTCCATCAAGAGGTTCTTGTGGAGGATGTCTTACAGCATTATGCCTTGGTATTGCTTCTTGGGCTTTGGATCCACTTAAACTTGGTCTTCTTTTTGAACGTTTTGTATCAGACGAACGTCTTGTTTCTAATACATACAAATATTATGTTGGAGACTGGTATATAACAAAGAATAGAAAATATTCTTTTGAAGACCTTAAGAAAATAGTAGTAGAAAAAATCAAAGAGTATCCTCAATATAAAGACAGAGCTATTAAAGAGCTTAGACGTGCTAAATGGCTTGAAAATGAAATGTCTGTATATGATGAAATTATGGAAGTAGAATGTGATGATAGATATGTACTTCCATTCTTCCTTGGTAGAACAAGTAAAGTTGATTTGGAAAAACCACTCGAAATAGCACAAATTAAACAAGGTGGTTCTGGTGGTCTTGATATTGATTCTGACTATGAACCAATGGCAAAAGAAGAGCTCAAACAATGGCTTATTGAAAAATATGGTCAGGAAAGAGTTATGGGTGTAGGAACTTACGGAACCGTAGGACTTGCCTCTGCTATTAAGGATATTCTCAGAAAGTGTGAAGTTCCATTTGCAGAAAGTAATAACTTCTGTAAGGAACTTAATGATGAAGTATCATTTGAAGAGAATATGGAAAATTATAAAAATAATTTCCCAGACTTGTA